GGAGGCTGACGGTCGGGACGGGCTTTTTGCGGGGGGCCATAAATTATCCGAGACGGTTGTCCCAGCGGGAGTTGATCATCGTCACGCGGCGACCATACTTGCCAGGATCGAGGCGGCTTAGGGCGAACATGGATTCATTCAAGACCTCCTTAGGCGTCATGCCTGGGAAAGCCTTGGTCGCGGAAGACCCGGAGTCTGCGTAGGACATGAGCGTTTTGCCGTCCATGATCAGCGCAAGGGCCTTGGCTTTGAGGTCGAGTAACTCGCACTCGGTGAGGCCGATAAAATATCCTTGAGCCATTTGACCTGCGTAAATTGGCAACGATAGGGGGCGGCGACGCCCATGTCCACGCCACGAGACTCTTCCTTCCCGCAACCATCGGCGCCGCCGCTTGAATTCAGTGTCCCCGACTTCATGCGGAAGGCAAGTCGGTTTCGGTCGTTTCCTTGCCGACGATTCCCCAGCGAACGGCGGCCAGAAGGCCAAGCAGCTCGCAGTCGAAGGCGTGGTTATCCTTCTTCCCCTGAGGGAGCAGCCACTGAGGTTTGCCCGTGCGCCTATCCTTTACGCGGACCTCGGCGTTGACTTGGTCGACGTAGTCCTGCCCAGCGTCAAGGGCGTACGAAAAGGCGCGGCGTGAGCGAAGCCCGTGCATCAGATCCTTACCCCCGAGGTTCGACCAGACCAGGAGCACGGCGCGGGTCTGGAGACCGGGCACCATGATGGTCTGCTTATCGGAATAGAATCGGCGGGTCGTCTTGCCGTCCTTGGTCGTGACGCTGAAGTCTTCGTTCCCGGAACCCTTTGCGCACTTCCAGCCACGCATTGCGGTCTGGCGGTAAACGTCTTGAGCCTGGTCCCCCGCGTCGACCATGACGAGGGCCGGGTGGACTCCATGCAGTTTGACGAAAGCCTCGACGTCCTGCCAGGTATCAATCTTAGCGAAGGCCTTCAGGCGGCTATGCCCGGTGCGACTCCAGCGTCGGACTACGCAATAAAGGTGACCACGTTGCACGTCGATGCCTGCGGTGCGGAAAGGAAACGAACCTTCTGGTGCTCCCTCGCGGTCGACGACGCGGCCCTTCGGCGTGATGACCGACTCGCCGTCCCAGTCGTCGGCCATGTTGTAGTTTGCGGCCTGTGCTATGTTCACTATCTCGCCGCCCTCCTCGACCCATGGAAGTGCGAGCCTCTTCTGCTTGAATTGTCGGCGAGCGTCGTCACTGCCGTAGACCTCAAAGTCTTCTTTCCCCTTGATCATCATGACGGCCAGCTCGCCCCAGCTCATCGACGCAAGCGAGTTCCAGTGAAGGCCGATGTGCCCGGAGTTAGCGGCCGAGGCTGTAGCCACAAAGCAGCCGCGAGCGTTCGCTTCCATGCGGGTTGCGTTGGTGTCGGGCAGGCGAGTCTGGCATGCGGCGCACTCGTAAGTCGTGCCAGCGCTGACCTTCTGCAAATCCCATGAGCCCGTCAGCTTGGCGTCGTCTGGAAAGCGAACCTGCTCCCAGAGGTATGGCTGAAGATGCGAACAAGATTCGATAGGGCATCGAAAGTTCCAGTCACGCTGATCGGTGGATTCGTGCAGCTGATGGAATTCCTGCCCCGACCTTCCGCCCTGGCTCATGAAGATTCGCTTACCCATCCAACCGAACGCCGTGACGCGCGCGCTCAGTTCGGCTAGGTGCCCGGGAGGCGATTGCCAGCATTCGTCGGCAATTGTATAACGGAGCGAGAGGCGCTGAAGGTTGGCTTCGTTCCAAAGGCCGCGGCAGTAAAGCGTCATGCGGTCGAAGTCCGTCGTCGTCGAGCGGTCCATGTCGTCGACCGAGATGCGGCCCTTGACTGGCGGGCAGTTATTCCAGACCGGGCGCATGTAGCGCAAGGCGAAGTCTTTTGCCTCGGCGTCGGTGGACTGAAAGACTGCCGTCGGGCCGGGAGCGTTCGCGATGATGTGGCAGGTGAACAGGCGGGCGAAGAGCGACTTGCCTGACTGGATGCTGGCGAGAATGGTCAGCATCTTCGTCTCGGGGTCGGCGGCGATGCGAAGGGCCTCCGCGATCCACGGCGTACGCTCCGACCTGAACGGCCCGGGCATCGGCGAGTCAGGGATGGCGAGCACGTTCTCCTCGAGCCATTCGACGATGTCGCCCGAGTCCGCTGGCTTGAGCACGTCACGGCCTACGCGGAGTAGGTCAGACTTGTTCATCGTTCGCGGATAGGTCGGCCTTTGTTCTGCGGACCCATACCTCGAGCGCCTTCACGGCCCGGGCGGGATTCTCTCCGTTGCAGGCCTCGGCCACGTCGAGCGCTAACTTGTCGAGACGGTTGACGACCTCGCCCATCAGTTGACGCATGGCCTCCGTCGCTTCCTTCGAGCTTATGTAGTCCTTAGCCAGGATGAGCCGACGCTCCTGCTCTTCTTCGAGGGCGACTAGAGTCTTGAGGCTCTGGTTGTACGCGGTCTGGTACTTCCCCTGGTTCGGGTCGCCTCCCTCCATCGATGCAAGCCAGACGCCGCGGGCCCGACCGACCAGGGCACGGTGCTCGCTGATCGTGTCGGCCAGCGTTCCGTCGTCGAGGTTTGCCGGCGCGGCCTTCGGCGCCTTCGCTGACCGGGCAACGTCTCGAGCTGCTCGCCATGCCTGCGCGGCTTCGATGGAGTCGGTCGGCATTCCCTCGCGCTTGAGCACGGAGACGCGCTGCGCGGTGATGTTCAACGCGGTTCCGATCTCGAGGTTGCTCAGGCGGGAGGCCATTTTTGGGTCGGTTTGCTATTTTATATGAAACGAACTGATGCCCCCGTGTAAAAGAGGGGCAGGTGTCGCCCAACGCGGTGGGTAGAACGCCCAAAAAGATTCCTTACGGGGGGTCTTTTCACTGTCACGGTGGGTCGCAGGTGGGTGACCAGTGGGGACTGACTGCTTTTAATCACTCTGCTATTCGATGGCTCAATCATATCTAAATGATTTTAATGACGGTTAAACGATATGCGCATCTTATCGCGCTTACTGTTGCAGTGAGGAAACAGCCCCTGGGCATCAGAGTTGACTGCCCTCTGGATATTCCTTGCTCGCTTGCGCATGGCCTCGCCTGTCACTCCAAACATCTTGGCAAGCTGACGTAAGGACATGCAACCGGGCAGAGATAGCGCCCAGCGGATGAGCTCGACATGCCGGCGGATTTCCATGGACCCGCTCATTGCCAGGGCGTCGATGAAGGCTTTGAGCATAACGGATACGAGATCGCGGGAAATAAACGAGTCGACCTCACGCTCCTCTTTCCTTTGACGGTCTGCACGTTCTGCTTCAATCTTCCATTGCAAGTGCTCATCCTTGACGGCGAAGACATGCCGCGACTGTACCATCTCGGAATAAGGAAGGACGCCACGGTCACGCATCTTCTGTTGGTTCCTTGGCGATTGAGAAAAGAACCATGCATCAAACGACTTAGCCTGTTTGGGTGGAGCCGTAAGGTCATTGATGCGAGCCTTCGTCATTCGGTTCCGACGGTGCAGAAGGTTTCGACTGGGGCAATGTGCAAAGGTTCAACCAGGTGTTAACCTTGGGGACGTACGCGATCAGGCCTAGGAGCCTTAGCCGGCGGATGAGGGAGTCGCGGCGCTTACGTCGCTTCTTCCCCTTGCGGGTATACGGGATGTCCTTGAGCAGGTCGTCGAGCTGCGCAGGGGTCATGCTCTCCGGCCATTCCCTGACTGTCTCGAGAAAGTAAGTGTTAGCGGTCGCCCGGATCTCGGTGGCCCGAGTTGTGGCCTTAGCCTGGGCTTGCTCCATGAGGTGCCGCTTATTCTTCCAGAGCCAGCGTCTACGGGCGGTCAGTTCTCGCCGGATGCGGAGGAGGTTCAGTTGAGCCGGGGTTAAGGGTCGACGCGGGGACATCTCGGTAGGGTGGCGGCTTAATTTATTTAATACGCCCCGCCGCGCCAGCAGAGGGGGTAGCGTTATTAAATACTCCCCCTGTGGGAGACGGAGTTGCATACCGTGGCGACGAGGTCATGATTAGAGGGGAGAGGGGGGTCTAAAGGGTCGTGATGGGGTCAGTACCCTCAGACGTAGTCAGGACGGCTCCTAGACCCCTTGGCGGGTCTGGAATCGGTATGCTGGGGGGCGGTCTCGGTACCTGATGGGGCATGCTCCCAGCGGAGGACTTTATCCTCGGGGGAGTGCTGAAGGTAGATAAAGCCCGACTTTGAGCGCTGGCCGTCAACGTCTTCGAGTCCGCAGCGGGAGGCTCGCTTCGAGAAGCCAAACTTGTACCGGGCAGGTTCGCCCTTGGTGCGATACAAAAATCCAGCGTCCCTTGAATAATTTACCCACTCTGCGCTCCCCGCTCCTAGGTACGCGAGCTGCGACGGCGTCATGCTGTCCAGGTCGTCGGCCGACTTTGGTTTCGTCGTGTGGTGCATGTAGATCATAGCGGCCTTCGTGCGCTTGAGTACGGGGTCGACCTGGGTGCGGAGCCATTCGGTCGTCAGGGACTGGTCGGCGATATCAAACCCGGCGTACGCAAGCAAAGGGTCAATCCAGACCACCTCTGCGTTATGTCGAAGGATGAGGGCCTCTAGGAACTCAGGGAAGGCGCCGCCGATGTGCTTCGTGTCGCGGACGATTGCGATATTGGCCTTGAGCCTGGTCTTCTCTGACTCGGTCATTTTACAGGTTGAGCCTTGCCAAGATTCCGCAATGTCCCCGCCGTCGTTCTCCGCTTGCAGAATCAAAGTGCGTAGGGGACGCACGGGAGCCAGACCGAAGACGGACTGTCCGAGTGCCCAGGCTGTCGCGATCTGCATCATGAGGGAAGACTTGCCGGTGCCGGAGAAGCCGACGATGGAGACCGCGTAACCTTCGCAGAGCCAGCGGCGGGATTTGCCGACGAGCACGGTCTTATCGTCGAGCGGGTTGAAGGTGTCGAGGTCGTCGAGGTCGAACCATTCGCCGATGTCCTTCTCGCGCTTGGTGGCCTTGCGCTGCTCTGCCAGTCGGGCATAGTGGTCGAGCAGGGCGTCAGGGTCCGTTGCGTTCGCGGCAGCGTCAGAGGCCTGACGGAGAAGGGCAGCGCTTGCGATCAGGTCGACATGCTCTTGACGGTATTCTGAAACCCCTGCGTCAGTGGCGAGAAGGGAGACCGTGCCGGCTTCGACCGGCGACTTCATCTCGCGCAACTTCTGGGTAACGGTCAGTTCGTCGGCGCGGATGCCGTCGACAGCCAGGGAGAGCATGGCCCCGACGATGTCGGCATGCGTACCATCGAAGAAGTCTGAGGCCTTGAGGTCAGGCGGGAAGGGGAGAGCATCACGGAGGAGGACGCCGAGGAGGTGGCGTTCCGCGGCGACATTATTCGGCGGGATCATGGGAAGAGAGGGGTGGAGGTGTGGGGGCGTGGATGCCCTCGGTCAAATGTTTTAACGCTTAGGGGTTGGCGGGCCGTAATGGTCAACGGCTCGAAGTCTGCCGCCGTCGCCGGTCAGGATGCGGTAACGGGCTTTGACCAGGATGCCTAGTTTGACGGCCTTGTTGATGTAGATGCTGGCGGTGTGCGCTGCCTTCACGCCCCATTTAGTTGCCCACTGATCGCGGGTAAGGAACCCCTTGGGCGGTTTGACGGCGCTTCGGTTTATCTCGGCCATGACGGCCAGAAGGATAGGGTCATTCCCTACGCGGGTGTAGAGCATCTTCTTTCGGGATGTGGTCATCGCTTTGCGGGGGTGAAGGTCTTCAGGTCTTTCGTCCAGATCCATTGATTACCCATCTTATGGACAAGCCATGCCTTGTAGTCTCCGCCGGCGGTAACGAAGCCGGCGACAAACCCTGAGCCCCACCGGGCAGTGGCTAGGCGGTGAGCGCTGTAGGTCATCTCGTCTTTACGGCATAGGCATCCAGCTGAGAAGGCGTTGCCGCCCCCGTGCTTGGTCAAGGCGACGCTCGACAGGTTGTGAGTATGCCCATGGATGAGAGCGCCACCATAGGGCGCGTAGTGAAGGCCCTGTACCACCGTACTGTTGGCGCCATGTGCATATCCGTGTATCATCGTCACCGGGCCGAGACGGTAGACGCCTTTGTCGGCGTGGTAGGGCAGGATGGTCTTGGCTCCGCATTTGCGGGCGTGGGCATTGACGTGGTCCTTCACGCCTTGGCAGTAGTCGCGTACCAGGGCAGACCCGGCACCTTGCGCAGCGTCGAGGCGGTGCTCATGGTTTCCCCAAAGCCAGACGTTAGGCCGCCAGCGGTCAAAGAAGTCCTTACCTTCCTCGATGTCAGTCTGAAGGGACTCGGCGCCTTCCTTATCCGTGCCGACGCCTTTACGCAGGGAGCGGAAGTCGTACTGATCTCCGCCGGCAATCTTGATGACGCTGCTCCCGCCGAAGTCCTTGGTGAATTCGTAGAGCGCTGCCAAGGCCTCAGGGTCACCCATGTCTCCGTGGTTGTCTGATGCGTAAATGAACTTGGTGATTTTGCTCATTGGTTTAGGTGTGGGATGGGGAGGCCTGCGTCGTAGGCCGCGAGCATCTCGTCGCGGTGCCGGCGGGCGGTGTCGAGGTCTTTGCCTAGGTTGTGGAGAATGTCCGTCTTTCGCCGGCGGATGCGCAGCCACCAGCACTCGCCCAGTTTCTGGAGGTGGTGGTTTGGGTTCTCGGACTTGATGATTGGGTCGCGGCCGTCACGACCTGCCCGGGTGTACTTGGGGCACGATAGGAGAAAGTTGATTCGCTCCTGGCTAAGGCCTGCACGGAGAGCCCACTGGATACGCTCCTCGAGTGATAGCTCTTTCTCCATGATCAGAGTCGCCATGTCTTCGCGATATAGCGCCCTTCCTGCATGATGGCGTTTCGGGAGTTTTGGGCAAAGGTCAGTTCGAGGTCGAAGCAGTGGCGCTCGCGGATGTCGAGGATGCTGTCGAGCTCTTCGTTATTTGCGGGTCCGACTCCAGCGGTCGAGACGTAGACGGTGCGGACCTTCCAGCCTAGGTCGTGCAGAATTTCCTGACAGACGACTAGCTCATTTCCATATCGCCAGTCTGAGCAGATGACCGTCTCCGGCGCCTGTTCCCCTGGCGTCATCTGGATGGGGCAATAGTAAGCGAGGTTCTTGGCGAAAATGTCCTTGTCGATTGACCGGGCAAGTCGGCCAGCGGCGACGAGGAAGTCACGGTTCTGAACCTTGAAGGGTTCGTTATGAAAGTCGCCCTCGAGGTTAAGCGACATAAGATAGTCATTGGCCGCGTCCTTTAAATGGTCGGCAAAGTTCTGCTTACGCGAAGGCCTTGTCGCCCATTCTAAGATGCCCGAGGCTAGGGTGTCCTTCCCGGCCCTTGCATATCCGCAGATCAGAACAAGGGTCGGGGCGGCCATGGGTTCCATCAGGCGGCGTTGGCTTTGCGTATGGCCTTGGCCTCGCGGGAAGCGATGCGCGTCTGTCTTGCAGACATGCGTATGCGCCGGCGAACGCGGCGGAGGTTGAGGTCAGGCGCCTTGAGCAGCGCTTCGACCAGGGCCTGACGCATCTTGAGGCGGTTGCTCATTAATAGGGGACGTCTTCGGGGTTTGGCAGGTCGTTGACGACGGGCTTCTGGCTGCCCTTGGGATAAGTCAGCTTATATTTCCACTGGGCCTTGCCGTTGTATTCCTTATCTGGAATTGCTTCGACGCCGATCAGGCACGTCTGACCGCAGGCCGGCTCAATATACTGGAGAAACTCAGCGGGCGTTGCGTCGCTTCTGATTTCGGAAGTGAAGTTAGAAGAGAATTTCCCGATTAACATGGCAAGAGGTTTAGACCACATCGGAGAAAATGACTTATACATTTTATGGCCGTTACCATCGATGAACATTAAGCGACAGGTAAAGGTGTTGTCTTCCTTAACCTTAATCCAGTCGAGGTTGGGGCGGATTAACTTCAGTTTATAGGTGCCCGAAACAGTTATCGGGTCGAGGGGCTTGCGTTCGTTTGTAGGTTCCATGTTAGGCGAAGGTGATAGGGGTTGCGGTGGTCGTGCTCTTGACGTCGATGACCTGCACGTCTTCTGGGTAGGCGGGCCAGACGCCGGAGGCGCTGCACTCGCGGTAAAGGTTCACGGCCTTCTCGAAATCGGCGACTGCCCAGGACATGAGCTCAGGACCGATCTCGCAAACAGACCAAGCAAAGGGTGGTGATTTTTCTACGAATAAAAACCTAAAGCCGAGAGGACGTTTGCCAGTGGCGAGCTCATAAACGATGCGGTACCAATAGGCCTGAAGGTTGTATTTGTATTGCGGATTGCGAATCGCCTTGAGCATGCCCGCAGCTGATGCGTCTTCTGTCGTCTTGATGTCCCAGAGGTAGTCCCCGGCGACGCCGTCGATGGCGGCCTTGAGCGGGATGCCGTTATAGTCGACGTGGTACATGACTTCCGTCTCGTCAAAAGTGACGCCGTGCACTTTAAGCGCGTGACGGGCGGACGAAGCGACCAGGTGCCCAATAGCGGACTCTTCTGCGTCTAGGATAGTCTTGCCCTTGTTAGCCGTAGAGAAGGCCGCCCATATCTCTTTGCCTTCCTTGGTCCGGCGATCACATTCTGGCGCGGTGGCGTACAGGTCGTTCAGTGTGTGGGGCTCGAGCACGGCCGAGTGCACGAAGGTGCCGAACTTCAGCGCCTTGGTCTCTTCGTGGGGTGTGTTGATGTAGGCCTGATAGTGCGAAGCACTGACCAGGAGATGTTTCGCGGCTGACTGGTTAAGGGCCGGGAAGGCGCGGTATTCTTTTCTGTCGTGGATTTGTGGCATGGTGGTGTGTTGGTGGAAAGGGTCAGAGGGAGGCCGTGTTCTTTTCGATGTGGTTAAGAACAGCGCAGACAGTAATGGCGTCGGCGGCGTTCTCGATGATCAGAAATAGGCCGTTGTCGTAGCTGTAGAGGGAAGTGCCAAAAGACAGGCGTTCGTTAGAGGGCTTACCCGCGTCGGCCTTCTCATCTTTAAAGGCATACCGAAGGACGCCGGTCTTGTTGTCCCTAGACGGGAAGATGGTGTAACGCTGGCTCATGATCAGAGGGCGGCGTCTTCGTCGCTTGGGTTGGCTTCTTCGACGTGGGCCGAAAGCAGGTTGCAGAGGTCGATGGCGTTGTCGGCGGCGAGGGCCACGCGGTCGAGCTGATTGCGGAGGACGCGCTCATGAGCGACGACTGCCTTGAGACGGTCATAGATCGGCTTGATGTGGTAGGCTTCTTCGATGTCATCGGCGCTCAGGCGCTCGAGTTCGGCCGCGGCCTCATTGATGGCGAGTTGCAGATGATACAGGTCGTCACCGGCAAGGCGGTGAGAATCATCAGGGGTCGGACGTAAGGCGGCGACTTCGCCACCGAGCTGAGTGAGGATGTTCCTCAGGTATTCGCGATTAGTCATCGGGTGAAGGTAAGTTCTTTTAGTTCTCCAGTCGGAGCGAGCGTAAAGAAGCGAACTTGTGATCGTGCCAGGGACGGGTGCGTCTTGCGCTTCCAGAGGCCTAGGTCGGAAAGGTAGTCGGCATGCTTACGGGCGGTCATCTCGATATAGGGGTAACCGTCAAGCAGCAGCAGCAGGGCGTACTGGCCCTGGACTGTGCGGGCGATACGCTCGATGCCGGCGGGGATGTCAGGCATGGTTGCGGGCTTCCTGCCAGTCTTCGACGGCCTCGATAAGTTCGGCAGGGTCGACGCGCTTGGCATGTCGGACGCAGTACCAGATGGCGTCACCGGCCTCGCGCATGGCTTCGAGGCGCTCTTCGAGCTGCTTGATACGGGCATCCTTAGCCGCGAGGAGGTTACCCTGATGCAGGGCCTTAAAGGCGTCTTCGATGGGGTCGCTCATTTGGTCAGCGGGCGAGGGGTGGCAGGGTTAAAAGCCACAGGGGCATTGGCTTTAGCAAGGGGCGGTTGAACAGCCGCAGAGCGGAACGTAGATGCCTGCAACAGGTCATTGCCGTCCGAGTCATTGTCGACGCTCACACCACAGGCCGTGCAGATACTCATGCGCCGGATGTAAGTAATTGCCCCGCCAATCTTCTGAGCGTCGAGGCCTTCGGACTTGAGCATGAGACGACCGAAGTCGAAGCGCTCGCCGGAGGTGTGCAGGAAGGCGGTCGAGACGCCGACCTTGCCCTCTTCGCTGACGAGCGTCTGGATCAGAGCCAGGTTGTGAGCAAACAAGATTGGTTTTACCGAATCGAGCAGCAGGTCGAGGGTGATATACTTCGCCTTATAGGCAGGGTTGATTTTGTTCGCCTTGATATTGTCGAGCTCAGAGAGCGCGGCCACTAGGTCGGCGGTAGGGGTTTGGGTCTTGGGCGTGGTGCTCATGGGAAGATTATTTGTTGCCGACTGTTGCCGGGTCGGCGCCGTCGATGATGGCCTTGATGGCGTCGAGGGTAAACTGGCGGGTGCGGCCGTCGATGCGGAGGTTATAGTTGTCGCCGGAGGGGCGGACGGTGGGCGTCAGCAAGCGGGCGACCTTGTTATCAGGGAGCAGAATGTACTGCGTCTTCGGGATGACGCGGATCTCGGCGGTGGAAGTGGGGAGGTTCTTTTTCATAGGTTGGGAAGGTTACAAAAGGGAGGGTTTGGTCGAGTTATGTAAACTCAGTTAATTGCACGACGGGTTGCCGCGTCGAAAATAAGGAGTGCATCGGCGCTCCAGAGGGTGACCGACTGCGTAGGAAAGAGCTCTTGAGCCCGGGCACGGAGATGTGCTTTCCATCCTTTGCCGTGGTCCTTCTTCTTGCCCAGGGAGTGAGCGGCCTGCCATGCCTGAGGCTTCACGCGGTGGATGATAAAACCCATAGCGACCGCGGCGCCGTAGATCATGCCGTAATTCTGAGCGAGTCGAGCGATGGCGGCAGCGGGGATGAGCGGGCCGTAGCCGGCGGTGCTAGGCTCTTCAAGGAAGAGTTCGACGTCCTTGGCCTTCGAGCTCAGGTCGGCGATCAGTTGGCAGACCTCGACATCAGTGCCGGGCATCTTCTCGCAGGTGACCGGCTCACCGTCGACAGACCAGCAAATGCAGCCGCTCTGGCCGGGGTCGATGCAGACAATCAGATGAGCCATGTCGAAACTTTTAACGGGTCAAAACCTTTTGCGAGCGGAATAAATTGCCGACGCGCAGGGCGTAGTCGTTTGGCCTGAATTCACGGAAGCGGGCGGCCGTCCATCCAAGGTTCCAGACGAGGGCGACCTGTTCAGGGGTCGGGTTCATGACGCCAAGGCGCTTGAAGTTCGACCTGATCCAGCGGAGGTGCGATGCCGCGATCATGTCCTGACAGGTAGCGTCGCGCCATTTAGACCAGGGGCATCGATATTGCCCTTCTGCCTTCAGGCGTTCCTCGTTATCCTTCCAAGTGTCTTGCCCTACCTGATACATCCCACGCTCACCTGCTTTTCCTATGGCCTTGCGGTTCTGGCCGGACTCGACCTGAGCGATGGCCTCAAGGAAGGTGGCGTCGGAGGCCGCAGCGGAGTTGAAGCCGAGGAGGAACAGGGCGACGATGGAGAAGGGGCGGGTCATACGCGTCTCGGGACTTGTGATCCGGCGACCTCGAAGCCGTCGAGCTCATAGGAGTATTGGATGCCGACCCAGCCACCCGCCGCGACGTAAGCCTGGAGCGATACCTTGACGGCGCCGTCTTCG